TCTTATCTTTTAAATCAAATTTAAGAAATAGAAACTCCATTGAAGCCTTGTGCTTTGGGTCAAGCTTCTTAGAGGCAAGAATATAAATCATATGCTGCATATTGTCTTCAGCATCTTTGCCAGCAAATACAGCTTTGCTGGTTTTATAATCTCTAACTACTGAGGTCGCATCATCATAAATGAACTGGCGATCAATAAAGCCTTTGATTCTATATTTCTTGTCTTTCTTATTAACCGTGATATCAAAGTCTCTCTCTTGCAAGTCTTGGACTGGAGCCTTTTCTGCATCACCCCAAAAATCATATTTAAGTGCAGTCAAAGTCATTTCTCTGATCATATCAAGATTATCTGGATCAGAAACTTTTAACTTTCTGGCGTGCTTCAATGCAAGTTTTTTAACAGACTTGATTGTAAAAATATCGCCAGCATTTAAAATGGTATCAACATAAGGTTTCCTTTTTTGCTTCGCAAGACACTCAAGAACAAGGTGAACTACATTTCCTCTGCTAGCTCCATCATTCGACTTCTCTGGCAGCTTGAGAATATAATTGCACCAATACGACCAACTACACTTTTCGAGTGTTTTGATTCGACTTGCAGACAGTGCAACGTGTTTAATCTCAGCTTGCGTCATTCAAAATCTTTTCAGCCCTTTCGATAAGGCTATTTGGAAATTTATTAGCAACAGCAATTTCATGAATCTTTTTAATTTGAGATTCTACATTTATCGCTTTGGCGCTCCATTCGTCGAAAATACCACTTTCTCCTTCAAACGTTGCAAGGTGCATATCGAAGAAATCATTTTTAAGTGGCAGCTTAATTTGCAGCTTTGAATAATCGAAAATAGAAGAAAGTTGAAGGAATGTTTTACATGCAGAAATGAGGCCATGATTTGTCTCGCCATCAGAATCATTGTTGGATGCGATGATAATTTTATCAGGGTCTAAAGCAATGAGAGCAGAAGAAAGCTTGGAGGAAATGCCTAAGCCAAAGGTAACTACATTATTTTTATATCCATGTTCGAATAAAGCCATGCTGTCGCCAACGCTTTCCACAATAACTACAGAACGTTGCTTTTCAATTTCATCTTTGACTTCCGAAACTCCATTGCGCTTTAAATTAAGTGGATAAACCCAATCGGCTCTTTTGCCAACATGTTTCCATTTTGGAAACTCGGAATCTTTTTGCCAAAATACCGCTCTACCAGAAAAGCCATGAATTTGCCCAAATTGATTATAAATTGGGAAAACGATTCTCCTGAAAAGCTGACCAGAAGTTGCATACCCACACTTGTAAAAGTCAAGCGTGTTTTTGCTTATCATTTTCTTAGAATAAAAATCAAGATGGGGCAAAAGATTTTCTAGCATTGATTCTGGATAAATTTTTTCCATCTCAAGTTTTTCCTTATTCTGTACATGAATGATATTACTTGCGTCAAATTTTACATACTTATTTACGACATACGAATCTTTGGTGTCTAAAGTTAATTCAACGAGTCTTTGAAACGGATAGCTTTTTGAGCTACCAGCGGCAAAATCTGTCCATACACCCGTATTCTTATATATTTTTAACGCTGTGGTATTATCACCACCACGATACAAAGCCCTTGTCCTCCAATAGTTTCCATAATCTTTGAGTTGATACCCCAAAGATTCAAGGGAGCTTTTAAGAACAATCGGATCAATTGAAACTTGGGACATCGTCTGCTTCATTATTATTTTGAAGGGTTGTTGTTTCTGTATCCGCTTGATTTACGATATCACGAAGATCGCCGCGCTCTTTGATGTCAAAGTTCTCAAACTGAAGATTAATAAAATTCTTTTTAAGTGTTCCGTCTGGCATTCTGACTAATTCAACTGCACCAGCAACATCAGAGCCAAGGAAACGATTCTTTACGAAGATGAGTTTATGAGAGCCAAAGTTTGGCCCCTCCTCCTGTCTTTCGTCTGCTGTCTTGGGTCGTAAGATAGCCATATGAGAGCAATAATGGGTAATTCGATCTGACATTGACACGATGCCTTCGTCGTCGTTAATTGCGTCAGAATTACGATTTGTAGTGATGCCACTTCGATTAGACTGAATTGAAGTAAACATAGTGATCATTGGCTTTTGATCCTGCACAATATCGCGTTGGATAGTCTTTTTGAACTTATTCAACATATCGCCAATCACTTGCCATTCTGGCTTATTGCCATCAGCATCAGCAGAAGGTTTGATATAATCAAAGCTAAAGATCAGGGGATTGCCGCGACCAACCTTCGAATAATAAAAACGCTTAAGATTGTTAAGCATTTGATCTGTAGTCATGCCTCCTACGTTGTAGTAATAAAACTTAAGCTTCTTTACCTTGTCCCAAGTAGAACGGACACGCTCAACAACATCTTCGCCAGCCTTGCGCCAAAGACCAGTTTCAAGCAAATGCATTGGAACATGACTCAATGCGGCGCATTGACGCATAATAACTTCTTCTTTGCTCATTTCTCCGTTGTCGAAGTGGAGAACGGGAACATCATACTGCGCTGAAACCTTAGTCGTGTAGTTGAGCGCGAGTAGAGTTTTGCCTACGCCTGAGCGTGCCACAACAACAGTAATGTTGCCGGGGCGAAGAAGAGATCCATAAATCTTATTAACGGTGGGAAATGGACCCATGAAACCGAATTCAGTAATAGGGTTATTACCGCGCTCTTCAATGACGGCTTCCATCTCTTCGAAGATATTGACTGGCTTTTCTTCGTTGTTTTCATAAATATTTATAATCTTATTAAATGTGGTATCGGCTTCTTCTACAATCTTCTGATAAGAAGAATCTGGCGCAATCTTTTTCATCTTCTCTGCTACTTCAAGAGCGGATGAGTGAATAGACCTTCTGATAGAATACTTTTTGATTTCCTTAGCGGCAGAAATAGCAGTAGTCTTATTTGTTTTTCTGACGGCAAGAGACCTTAAGTAATCAAAGATATCGATATTATCCTCAAAGGATATACCTATTTCCTTGATTCTTTGGGCGATAATGATCTCATCGACCTTCTCATTTGATTCGATGCATTTGCGAATAATATGATAGATCGTTTTATGGACAATCGTATCATCCGAATAAAAATCGGATTCGGAAACGAAATCGCAGATTTCAGAGTAAGTCTCTGGATACTGAATCAGTCCTGCTAGGAACTGCTTCTCTACTTCTAGGGAATAAAGCATTATTCGTTATTGTCTGTAGCCATCACCTTATCTTCTTCATCGGAAAGCCACTGCCCAAGAGCGGTCTTCATACCTAATGAAGTTATGATAGAATCAAATCGCGTGTAAATCTGCGGTGTTCCCTTTGGGGAACAAACGCAAAGAATAACTCCTTTGTAAGAGTCGGCTCCTCCAGAAATCTCATAGACCTGTTCTACGAGTTCTGTAGGGAATAAAAAGTCTTTTGGCTCTTCCTTCTCTTCTTTTTGTTTCTTGCTCATAAGAAATGTTTGTTGAACAACTCCTCTGACAACGTGTCAGTTTCGTATATCTCTACCAGCTTAATCCCGTTTGTCAAGCAAAATTCAAGCTTTAAATCGTCTCTTTTTAATTGAGACAACCAGTTCTGACGGTTAGATCCATGAAAATATGGATTGTAACTTTGATGCTGTTTCCCTTGAACTTCTACTGCTATTTTTTTATTAGCATTAAAAAAGTCCAAGGAAAGGCGACTACCGACAACTCTAAGCTCTTCAAAAACTACATCGTGCTTCCAATATGGGAATAAAAATTGTTTTACTCTCCATTGGATATTGCTTTTTGATTTTGCTTCCCAATTTATAATGTATTTTTTTGCGTTTTTTAACAAACGCTCTTTACCATTAAGAGTCTTGAACTTCACTTTTTTTACCAGATAGAAGATTCAAGAAGTGACCGTGAAGGAACTTTACGAGTGTAGGATTAGATTCAATCCAATTGAATAATCCATTTTCACCTTGGAATTTCTCTGGAGCTTCAAAGTTTTCTTTCTTAAGCATGGAGATAAGCTCTTCATCAAGGTAATACCACGCGCCAGAACGAGTAACCATTTCCCAAAGCATAAGCATATCTACGATTTCCTTCTCAAGCCAAACTGAACGACCATCTGTGCGGCCATACTTGATAGGGTACTGAAATTTGACTTTGCTCTTTTCGTTGGGACTTTTCTTAATCACTACTTTGCAATTATGACCAATAATTGGATTTTTAATCGCATCAGCTTTTTTAATAGTTGGGTCTTTTAAGATAACATCGCCTTCGAATCGCGGCTCGAAATCAAAAATAAAATCGGCAAAGTGAAGCAGCGCATTGCCACCAGTAGCAGATGTTTGACGAATAGGAGCGGAGCTATAAGGGTCAATCTTTACGTCACTACGAACTTGAGAGATAAAGATTGCCATATGACCACGCTTTTGAAGCGCGATAGACATACGCTTCATAAAGTCAGAGGCGAGTACAGCACCTCCAGCGACCTTCTTTGATTCTTCGAATGTCTTTTCTAGATCGCCCTTTGTTATAAGACCATCAACGGAGTCGAGAATAAACATATACTTATTCTTTTCGTCGTTGTGCATAACAAGCTGACGCATAGCATCAACTACGGTCTCATAAATATTGCATTCAAAAACAAAGCAAGTTCCAGCTTCCCATTGTTCGGCATCAAACACAAACTTAACTCCTGAACGCTTCATCATCTCTTCGGAGAGTCGGCCTTCAGCTTTGATATAAAAGCCTTTAGCTCCATCAATTGTATTTAAAAAGTTGCGCATAACTTCCAGTGCGGCAGATGTTTTGCCGCCTTCGGTAAAGCCAACAAAACGATGAACACCGGGGCGCAAGCCTCCACCAGTCTGCAAATCAAAATTAAGAGAACCTGTCGAAACCTTATATGTTACAATATCTTCAAAATTATAATGGTCGTCTTTCTTGGTCTTAAGAAAAGATCCAAGGACATTCTTGGAGGAGATGCCCTCGGTTTTTTCTTCTTGCTCTTTGGTCTTTTTTGTCATGATAAAAATTCTTTAAGTGTTTTTTTTGTTTTGACTTCAACGTCTTTACCTACCTTTTCTTCCAAGGAAAGGTCTTGTTGATGAAGGCGACTATAGTAATATTCCTTGTAGTCAACGTCAAGTAACTTCTTCTTCCAATCAGAAAATAGAAAAGCCAACGTTGGAAGTTTCTTTTCTTCTTGTATTTGCGCTAAGAAATCGATGCTGTAAGTTTTCTCAAGCTTTTTGAGAAAGACCATTTCTCTTTGCCAAAAACGTTTGTCGGCCTTTGCGGGAATATCTACAAGGGCTTGAATGATTTTGCGACGATTAATCTTCTCCTTCATTCCACAACTCAAGCAGAGAAAATTGAATTTGTCAAGCCTTGTTAAGACTTGTTTGAAGCAGATGCTGATCCGAAATAAAATCCAGTGATTGCAATCAAACACTGTCTAATTTCAGCAGTAATTAAATTACCAGAAATTTCAACGAAAGCTTTGCTAGTTACATCTTCACCGATCATTCCCAAGAAGCTGCCACCATTGTTATAATCAACTTCAAGATAGGTTGGAATACCGAGAATAGCCATAACGAATGGCGATATGACTATAGAAAAAATAACGGAAACAACAATGAATTGTCTAACTATCTTGCCTACGTCGCCATCTCTTTTTGAAGCTTTATCGGCAGACTCATCGGCTTTATCAATAGCCTTCATCATCCTGTCAAATCTAGCCCTACTTTCTTCGGCTTTCGCCGCTATCAAGCGGAATATGAAGCCAGTGGCGGCTCCTCCCATTAGACTGATTAGCTCAGTAGGCACATACTATTTTACACTCCGAATGCCTGTATAGTCAGAGGGAACTTTTGTGTTTCTTTAACTAGCTCAAGCATTTGCGCTGCAATATCTCTTATTTCTTTTTGAGCGTCTGGCTTATTTCTAAGGTTTAGAAAATGAGCAAATGAACGCCAGTTAAACATCACATCAGCAGCGATTTGCGTATTATATGGCCTAAAAAATCTAGCTGATTCCTTAGCTCTCTTTCTGTCAAATCCATGATTCTGTACCAAATCTTCAATACATTTGTGGTAAAGATCAAGACCTCTTTCAGTATATGAATTTAAAATCTCTTTCCATGAATCAGGCCAATCTTGAGGAATTAAAAATTCGTCTTCTTTAATCTCCTTGTATCGTGCCGATTCTCCATTAACGGAGACTCCAATGCGATGTTTAATAATATGGATATGCGAAGCGATATCAGTATTAACTAAAAAATGCAGGGAGGATTTTTCAAAGGGGGTGTGGTGACCATTATCTGCGAGCATTTTGAGTAGATTGCCCACTCTGCCCTTCTTTTCTTCATTAATCTCACGGCTGGTTGATGTCCAAGCAGAACAAGCGTGAGTAAGGTCGTCGCCATAAATTCCGATAAGTTGAACTTTATTTGATCTGTCCATGCCTCATTGTTGGCATTATTCTTTGCTTAAGTCAATACCTTCTGAAGCAAAATCTTTAATCATGGTCATCCAATCGACGTAATTCGAATATGTACCGCTATGCATGTGAGTCGCGATACCAGGAAGAGGAGAAAAACAAAAAGCGTCTTTACCAAAGATGGTTGATAGCTTGCCATCATTACCATCCTCTGCATGACATTCCCTGAAGAAGTCAACAAATTTTGCATAATCCTTTTTGCGAACCATGAATGTATGAGTAGTATTAAAAACCTCTCGCCAGTATCCAGTTTCTGTCTGAAAAATATAAGATCTATTTAATAGTCTACCATACTGATCTGGATAATCAGTAGGATGAATGAACCAAGGATTGGAAATATTCCCATCGGCAAACTTTAGAAATGCATTTAATTTAAATACAAACGTCTGTGGATTGTGAAGATAATCATCTTCAGCAAAGTAAATCAATTCGTCATCATTAAATTCCATAGCCAGTCTTGAGCAATGCAATAGACTACCGCCATCTCCAAGTTTTTCTTTTGAATTAAAAGAATAAACTGGATTAAGTAAATTGCTCAAGAACGACCATGTTTCATCTGAAACCCTATCTCCGACCAAGTAGAACTCATGACTGCAATCTTGCACAGACTCTTTTAAAGATCTGGCGGCAATTTTTATAATTTCCTTCTTTGGCAGATTAAACGGTCTTGGATTGAAAGAACCGTCAACACTTCCATGAAGACTATTTACAACGTCACAGGCTCTAAAAATGATCTTCATTAATTATGGAGATGGATTTGTGACTGCGCCGGTAGCTGTAATTACTGGTGCAACATTATTAAGATTTGTAGCTAGACTAAGCCTTCCAAGATCAACATTACCAATTGTATTAATGGTAAGGCCATTAGAAATTGTTCCAGTGTAAAGTGCGACATTAGATGCCCCAATGAGTGAAAGTTTTGTGGCGAGAAGAGAGGCTGTTGTTGGAGTTTGAAACATGAATTCATTAGTTTTGAGGCTAACATTTGTACCGCGAATAGCGTTAAGATTCATTGCGCCAGACTCAAATACAGTTACATTGCCAGAAGCAATTGCACTGAGTGGACCAAAACTATGATTGTTTCTGTTAATGGAGATATCTCCAGCGGTAGCAGCAAATGAAGCTGGACCGTAAATAAACACTCCATCACTAGAATCAACAATTGATTGCCCAGAAAAAGATGTAGCTAAACCAGATCGTACATGTACAGATCCCAGAGTGATTTTACCAGAAGCAGTAACGGAAGATGCTCCGCTTTCATTAGTCAAAGAAGCTACAGTAAGTGACGATGGAGATGAAACTGTAGCAGTGCCATTTGCCGTAACAGCAACTGATGGAGAACTGACGGCAGTAAATCCGACAACAACATTCTTTCCGCTAGCAGTAACACTTGGAGATGTAACAGTAACCGCGTTAATATCTCCAGTAGAAGTGACGAAAGAAACTTTACTGGAATTGATATTAGATCCAGCAACGGTAGCAATTGATCCAGTGGTGCTATTTACGGTAATTCCATTTGGAGAAATGATGTTTGATCCAGCAGAACCAATTGTAGTATTACCTGACGTATTTGTAATCGATACAGGGCCAGTATTATAAATTGTGCCACCACTAGTTCCGACAAGAACATTGCCGTCAGCAGAAACGGTTAATGAACCAGACGAAAGAACTCCAGAAATTGAAATATCTTTGGTTAGCGCCACGATATTGCCAGAAGCCACGATAGGATTGATTACGATAGATCCACTTGCGGTACGATTTCCATTTTCGCTTGGAAGCTTCCCATCGTTCAAAAATGCAAATTGACCAGAAAATGCATTGTCAACGGCACTTAGAGTAAGTCGATTAACATCGATTCTAGCGCCGTTTCCAATAACAATTCCGTTAGGATTGAGAATATAAACATGAGCGTTTGATTCAATTGCTCCATTGATTGTTGTGTTGGCTCCTCCGCTTACAACATTAAGAATGCTTGATGATGCAGAAGGAAGCTTATAGGAAATAACATCTCCAGCTGCAACTGTATCTGTTCCGCTTCCAAAGTTATTCCAATTAATAACTGAACGATCTGGAGCAGTAAATGACAGAGTTGAACCCGCGAGTTGAAACGTTACACCGGGTGTAACTTGCATATTTGTTGGCGCAGTACTTGGCACTGCAAAAATCTTTGCAAATGAAAGCGCGACAATAAACATGACGCTCTTAATAAGGCGAGAGCTATTACGAGAATTAATAATAATATTCATAGTTGGCTAATCGTAAAGATGATTGTTGATTTGTCAAGTAAGTTTTGCTAAATCATTGTCCATCATTTTTTTAACTAGCCTAAAAAAAGATGTTTTAGGTTGCCAGTTTAAATCTTTTCTAGCTCTGTCTGAGCCTCCCAATAAAACATCAACTTCGGCAGGTCTAAAAAATTTAGGATTAACAATAACTAATGGTATTTTAAATTCTTTATGAATGAACATTTCTTCTATTGTTCCTGGGGCTCCAAGCCAAACTCCTTCTATTCCAGCAGCATTAAATGCGAGTTCAACAAACTCTCTTACGGTATGAGTTTCGTTTGAAGAGAGAACGTAGTCTCTAGGCTTTTCTTGATTAAGCATAAGCCACACGCCTTCGACAAAATCCTCTGCGTCACTCCAATCTCTTTTTGACATTAAATTTCCTAACTCAAGAGGTTTGATTTTAGCAACTGAAGTTCCAGCCTTGGAATTGCAAATGATTTCATTTTTAATTCTAGCTACATTCAAAGTAATTTTTCTAGTCACGAACTCACTTCCTCTGCGAGTTCCTTCATGATTAAACAACCATCCTTGAACGGCGTAAAGGCCGTAAGATTCGCGCCAAACTTTAACGATATGTCTAGCAGCAGCTTTTGATGCGCCATAAGGACTTCTTGGACGAAGCGGGTGATTTTCATCCTGTGGCATATATAAGACATCGCCAAATTCTTCTGAAGAGCCAGCGTTGTAATAGCGACATTTAGGGGCAAAGTTTTTAATAGCTTCTAACTGAAACATAACCGCCAAACAATTGGTTGTCATATGGTTGAGCGGCAGTTCCCAACTTGATCCTACAAAGGAATTCGCTGCAAAATTAATAAAATAATCTGGCTTATGTTTTTGAACTAGAAGCGAAATGCTTTGCGAGTCGCAAATATCAGCTTCAATAATTGAAAATCTATTATTATTTATGTGCTGAAGATTAGTGTGGTTTGGGACACTAAGTCTACGCACAATGCCAATAATATTATAATCTGTATTGGCAAGTAGAAAGTCTACCATGTGACTGCCATCTTGACCCGTTACTCCAGTTACTATTACTGTTTTCATTTTTTAATTCCCCAAAAATATAAATCGTAGTGATCGTTGTTTACCGAAAATTCATAAGAGGAAAAAATTGAATCGAAATCGGCACATTCTCTTATGTCTTTTTCTGTTAAATTTTTATAGTATTCATTATCCCAGCCATCGACAAAAACGTTTGGCATGGTGATCCATTTTTGATGTTTTAATTTGTTTATTTCGTCGGAGCTTTTCGTTCCATGAACGGCCCTTCCTGTTGTAGCGCATGTAAACAAGAAAAGTCCATTCGGCTTTAGCATCCTAATGGCGTTCAAAATAGTTTCTTTATAAAATGGATTATGCTCAAAACACTCACAGGAAATTATAGTATCAAATGAATTGCTAGGAGCATCGTAATCCTGCGCTGGGCAAATTACATCAACACCATCTCCTGGTCCAATGTCCAAGCCGATAAACTTTGAGTTTTCAAAGAAGACCTTTTCTGTGCCGCAGACATTAAAAGTTCCAATGCCCAAAGCATAGGCATTATTAAAATATTTTGGAAATCTGTTTTTAACAGATAAAACGAAATCTATTTGTTCTTTGTGAGCCATTATACTTTTTGAATTATTCCTGAAGATATTCTGGCCTCTACGCCAATAGGGACAGAACTAGGAATTATTAAACAATCGTTTCTTTTTTCCATAAATCTTTTTAATTTCCATTCAATAGGTGTCTGCCTGTCTGGATCAGAAAAGCAGAACTTGTAAAATTCCATAAAGATATCTTTTTGGAAATAAAAATAAAACATATGAACACCATTCCCATGCCCGTATATATCCGCATCATTTTTGGCGATTAATTTATAATTGTCGTATGTATTCGCTACTGTTATGAAATAGTTATTCAATAATAAATAGCGTCCAGTTAAAAATATATAATGCTGGTAATCACTTTTATCTAAAAAGGCTTTTGCATGATTTAGCCAATTATATCCTTTGTCAGTATATAAATTTCCTATATTAGAAAATTCTTTTTTAAATCGGCATTGATAAAAATAATTAGAGTTTTCGGCAGAAACTGTTTCTACCACGTTTATATCTAAAAATTCATTTTCAAAACGAGCTGCCGATTCAAAACATTCGATATATTTTTTAGATCTATCTTCTGAATTTAAATTTGCGCAAGTAATTAAAAGCCTACATTTTCTCATTTATTCAAATTGATTATTTGAACGTCGGCCAAATCGAATATACTGCCACCCGCATAAGAAGCTGCACTTTGTAGATCCTGTTCGATCTCAATAAGCTTTTCAGCATAAGTCATATCGTTGCCACGAAGCATAACTTCAAAACCTTCAACGTTTTTATGATGGCCTTTTTGTTTTGCTGAAGCAGAGCCGTAATAATGCTTTTGTCCAAAATCATCTCTGTCGGCAGGAGAGTCATCGCAAGCGGCAAAAAGAGAACCAGCCATTACCATAACTTGAGGCAAGCTTCTTTTGACATCCATCATTACGCCATCTTTACTAGCGAATATCTTTGAATCAGATTGATAGGCCAGAGCAATTGCTTTGGCAATATCGCCATTGGTTTTGACACCACCATCAACTATGATAGGAAATCTGTCCTTGCTCCAGTCTTTATAAATATGCCAAACGGTTAATGGCATAGGGACTCCAAATCCAGTTTTGCCATATGTTGAACATGCTCCACCTTGAGCGATGCCAATTTTAACACAGTCCGCTCCCCACTCCATAAGATCATAAGCCCCTTCAGAAGAGCAAACATTGCCAGCAATAATTTTAACACTTTGGAGATATTCTTTAATTATCCAAATCATATTTTTCATGAGTTGGCTATCTCCATGAGCAATATCGATTGTAATAAAATCTACCTTTAGTTTTTCTTTGGCAATCTCTTTTATTAAAGCTTTGTCGCTTTCTTGAACGCCAACGCTAATACTGACAATGGGCCAAAGCTCATGATTCATTTTTCTGACCAACTTAAGGTTGCCATCAGCTTCCTTAAAGAATCTATGCATAATATAAAAATATCCTTCAAAAGAAAGATACTTTGCGATGTCTTCGTTTATAACTGAAGACATGTTTGACGGAACAACAGGCAGTTTAAACTGCTTATTTAAAAAGTGGCAAGAGACATCAATTTCTGATCTGCTCCTGCCTCTGAAGAAACGAGGAATTAAAGTAACGTCTGAATAACTACGCATACCCTAGATCATAGGGTATGCGCTAAATTATTCTACTTATTCTGAATTTTCAGCAGAAAGATACTTGTGAACAGTCGAAATATAATCTTCAGCAATAGTAAGTTTTGCAGCAACCCAAGCTTCAGTCGCCTCCATAGGAGCTTCGCCGCCACCTTCGATCAAAGCTTGAATTTCTTGAAGCTTTTTCATCATGGTGGAAATGTTGATCATCGCCATTTCAACGGCCTCTTCATGGTAATCAATCATCTCTTCGTTTTCTGTTTCTGGAGCTTCTGGGGCTTCAGTCAAAGATGGATTTTGATTCAAGAGTATCTGTTGCTCATAAAGATCGTCCATCTCCATCATATCTTGAGCTAATGAACCCTTTGTTACCTGAGTGACTGATTTGCCACCTTCCCACATTCTGCAACTCCAATAACGAGCTTTCCATTTAGGACCGGGGTTTGTGTCGCATTGATGGCGAGCACGAAAATTTTTACGGCGATTTGGATCATCGCGTTTGATCTCCATATTTGGATCACCAAACTTGACCATTACAACATTGCCTTTGGGGTTTTTTACATAAACACCAAACTTCTTTTTTGAACCTGAAGGAAGACGAAATGGCTTGTTGAGAGTTTTCTTTTCAGCGTCTGTATAAGTTGATTCAATAGCTGCCTGAGCTTTTTTCCAAGCTTCTTTGCTTGGGCGATCAGCAGAACCGGGTTTAGCTGGGCGATAGTTTTTGCCCATTCTTTCTTTTTTCTTACGAATGTTTTCCCAAAGACCAGTTTTGCCAGCTTCAGATATTTGTTTAGAAAAGTCTAGTTCCATATGATTATTTTACACTAAAATATTACTGCTTTTATGCCCTTTTTATTAGGATAAGAGGTAAGACTTATATAAACTCCGTTTTGAGGCTCTATAACAAACCAGCCAGCATCTGTCCATATGATATTTAACGAATGCCAACCGTTTGGTTGTGCTGGTATACCAGCAAATGGCTCAAGGGTTTCAACTATCAATGTTCCACAGGCTATTTGGGATTTTAATGATGATTCATATCGTCTGCTTGATAAAGAAAACAGAACCATGAAAAGATCAGAAAAATTATCGCAATCAAAATAGTTTTCTTGGAATTTTAAATTATTTTTATCTAAAAATTCAATCCACCATTTGCTGTACCGATCAAGGTATTCAAGTGTTACAAACGAGTACGTTTCGTCCCTAAATAAAGTTGTGGCCGTAGAAGGCAATCCAAACAATCGTAAGGAATTTTCCGCTTTATCAATATCATAAGAATCTGCAATGAATCCATGCTTTGGCTGAAATGATGTTCTCAAATTGCCTATATTTAATTCATTATCAACATTAAGGTCTCTTATAATTATTGGCTTTGCCTCATCTGAAGCGCAATACCTTTTAAACAAATTACTTACGACATAATTCTTCCAATGAAGTTGATAAAAAATTGCACTGCTAAGTATAAAACTTGCCGTGAAAATCATTATTATTCTTTGCTGCAAAAAGACCATATTTTTAATTTTACACCTGTTCCCCCCCTCCCCTTATCCCTTTCTTTCCCCCCTTCTTTCCCCCCCCTCAGACTCCCCCCCCTATTATCCCCCCAAACTATCCCTTGATCCCCACCCCCCTTCGTTTAATAAAAATACTTCGTATTTTTATTGCGCTTTGCGCATTTTGTTGAAAACGGATTGACAAGTTTTAAGATCTGTGCGAAATTCAACTTATGGATCAAACATCATTCAAAGTTTTAAAAAATGGATTTGAGAACAACTTGATCGCTCCAGCCAAGGGCGATGCTGGTTGGGACTTGATCGCTTCATCTGATCCGCAAATTATATTTTCAGACGAGAAGAAAAAGAATATTTTATATATCGAATATGATACTGGAGTTGTAATCCAGCCAACAAATGGATTTTACACACTTCTGTTTCCTCGTTCCAGCATTAGCAAATACGAATTAGCTTTAGCAAATTCTGTTGGAGTTATCGATGCTGGTTACAGAAATACTATAAAGCTCAGATTTAGATTTTTGGGAAAAAAGTTTTCAAAGAATTCTTTAATTTATCAAAAGGGAGATAAGATTGGTCAATTAATATTTATGCCAATGTTTACATTCTCTGCTCACCAAACAGAATCGCTTGAGGAATCGGATAGAGGATTGGCTGGCTTTGGCGAAAGGACCGGATCATGAGATTAATGCCAGAGCAAATGGACGATATTGAGCTTATCGAAGAGGTAAGGTCAAATGGCGACAGTTTCTGCTTCAAGGAAATCGTTAACCGTCACTCTGGCATTTATCTTCAAATGATTCATAGCTATGCGCCAAGAGAAACAACAGTTGATAACTTCCATGATTTGCTAAATAGCAAAGAGTCCCATATATACGATGCGATTCAATCTTACGATGAAAAACGCAATATAAAGTTTTCAACATATCTTGGTAATTGCACACGATGGCTTTGTCTTAATTCGTCAAACAAAAGACGCCATCAACAAATGGATGAGAATTTTGATTGCGTATTCGAAAGCAATGAAGTTGAAGAAGAGGGCGAAAATAAAATTTTAAATGAAATATTTTCTTACATCGAATCTTTTGACGATAAACGTGTCGCAAAGATTTTTAGAATGAGATATTTGAACGGAAAGAAAAAGCTCACGCCTTGGAGAAAAATCGCAAAAGAACTTGACTTATCCATTCAAGGATGTATTAATATCCACAATTCAGCTTTCAAAAAGTTGAAGAAAACCTATCAAAAAAAATATGATTAACTCAGTAGTTCTAGCAGGAAATGTAGTTGCCGATCCAGAGTCGCGCAACACAAACAGCGGTAAGGCAGTAGCAACCTTTCGCTTGGCAGTCAATAACCCAATTAACGATAAGGATGTTGTTTACATCGATGTCGATACTTGGGAAAAGCAAGCCGAGTTCGTCGGCAATTATGTTAAGAAGGGCAGTTCAGTTTCTGTTGTTGGACGCCTCAAGCAAGACTCTTGGGAGAAGGATGGCAAGAAGATGACAAAGACTCTTGTTGTCGCTGAACGTGTAGGCTTTCTTGGTGGCAAGAAAAAGGATGGGGCAACTTCTGACGAACCTGAAAATCCAGCGCCTCGCGCAGCAAAGCCAGCAGCCAAAACTTACGCTAAGGCCGCGCCAAAGCAAGCCGCGCAACAGGAAGACGACGAGATTCCAATCTAATGAAGATTATCTTTGAGGCTCCATTAAATCAAGTTTCCTTTGGAAACGTTTCTTATAATATTCTTCGCGAATTTTATAAGCTTTCCCAAGAAAATAGCAGCTTTAAAATTACTTACTTTCCTGTAAGTAATCCAGATTTGAGCGCCTTTAATAAAGGCGACACTGATTTCCATAAGTGGATCAAATCACTTATTGACAACAGATATTCTAATCTGACTAAAGATGCTATTAATTTGAAGCTTTGGCATATTAATGGAGCCGAGAAGAGGCTCACTAGAAATCAAGTTCTGTTTAGTTTTTATGAACTTGATGAACCAACGGCTATTGAGAAATCAATAGTTAAACTTCAGGATGCAACAATCTTTTCCAGCCAATATGCCAAAAGAAGTTTTGAGTTTAATGGCTGCGAAAATGTTTTTAATGTCCCGCTTGGATTTGATCAAGACTTTGTGAAGACAAATAAAAAATATTTGGAAGGAAAAATTCATTTCCTTTTAATGGGTAAATTTGAAAAGCGCAAGCATACGGACAAGATTATTAAACTGTGGGCAAAGAAATTTGGAAACAATCCAAAGTATCAATTGTCCTGCTGCATCCTGAATCCGTTTTTGGACAAAGATTTGATGAAGAAGCTTTTGATTGGCTATAAGTCATTAGCTGCTAATATCAATATTCTTCCTTATGTCGCGACTAATTCTGAAGTCAACGATATCTTAAATTCAGTCGATGTTGATTTGAGCGGTCTTTCTGGTGCGGAAGGTTGGGGCTTGCCAGCTTTTAATGCTACATGCCTTGGCAAATGGAGTGTCGTCTTAAATGCTACAAGCCATCTTGATTGGGCTACTCAAGATAACTCTATTTTGGTAAACCCATCTGGAAAGACTGAAGCTTATGATGGCATCTTTTTCAAGAGAGGATCTGATTTTAATCAGGGTAGTATTTATGATTTCAATGAAGACGAGGCTATTCAAGCAATCGAAAAAGCCGCAAATCTTGCGGAGAATAATATCGTAAACACCGCAGGTATTGAACTGGGACAAAAGTTCACATATAAAAATACAGTTGATAACATTTGTCGCGTATTATCAACGGTTTATGAAGGTTCTCCCTCGTAAGAGGGTTGGCATATCAGTTGCTATTTAATAAGCCTAATCCATTAACCTATGTATACAACATTAACTTATACAACTAATTCTTCTCGAAACTTCCGTCTCAGGAACTATTCTTCTCCCGCCATTACAGACGAGGGCGCAGAGGTAGTAGTAGCTCTTGCTGGCTTTTCTAAAAATAATGTTAATATAACTTATACCGAATCGAACTCTTCATTTAAAATTGAAGCTAAAAAGGGCAATGATAAATATGAAGAAACCTATGACGTTTGCGATTCGTTTGATTTGACAAAAGCCACTGCTGCTATGCAGGACGGCGAACTCAAGGTTAAAATTCCGTACAAGCAATCAACTAAACCAAGGTCAATAAAAATTGAATAACACTAAAGCCGCTTGAAAAAGCGGCTTTTTTGTTAATATAAAATATGCCACTTTATACCTACGAGAACCCAGAGACCGGAGAATTAATCGATGTGCTTCAAGGAATGAACGAGAAGCATTCATATATCGACGAAAATGGGCTTGAATGGAAAAGGGTATTCCAAGTACCTAATGCTGCCGTAGACTCACAAATAGACGCTAATAACCCAGTAGCATTCATCGACGCCACAAAGAATAAGAAAGGTACATATGGCGACCTATTAGACAAGAGCAACGAATTGAGCGAAAGACGCGCAAAAGAACATGGTGGCCAAGACCCTGTAAAAGAAAAGTTTTTAAGCGACTATTCTAAAAAGACAAAAGGTAAAAAGCATCCGTCTTTGACAATGAAGAAAAGTTACGAATCAAGCAGAGTTAAAGTAGAATATTAACTCGTAATAACTCTTATTTCAAGAGAGTAAGCAGTTCCAACGCTATTTGTTAATTCGTATCTATAATAATCGTCGCTATTATTATTTTGAGTTAATGTATATGAATAAGCGCCCTCACTAAGAGAATCATAAGTTGATCCATTCCATTTATACCAGCTTCCACTTCCATCTGGATTCCCATTATCAACATTTTCTATTGCTAATGTAAACGATGAACCATTATTTATATTAAATAATTGCTCATTAACTGTTAGCGTTGTTGAATCAAATTTTGTAGTTCCTATTGTCGGTGCATAATTAACTGTTAACGTTGCGCTATTAGAAGTATCAGATGTTGTTCCCGAAACACTGCTTGAAACAACACAATAATATGTGTTGCCATTATCGCTGGAAGTTAATGTAGGAGTTGTGTAAGAACTACTTGTAGCTCCGCTTATTAAACCGCTATTCTTATACCATTGATAAGAAAGCGTTGGAGATCCAACCGCTGTTACGCTAAATGTAGTAGTTAAACCAGAATTTTGAGTTTGATTGCTTGGGTTACTTGTAATCAATGGATTCATGTAAACAGTAACAGTATTTGAATCGTCAAACCCACCAGCATTAGTTGCTCTTACATAATAGTTTCCATATGTAGAAGCGCTCATCGTAAATACATAATCAGGACTTGTAGCTCCATTAATTAAGCCCGCTGGTCCGTACCATTGATAACTTACATTAGTTCCTTGCGATAATGATGAAGTTAACGATACAGAATTTCCATTGTTGTATATAAATTGACTACTTGTTACAGTTACAACTGGAGCAATAATAGAAATTGCAATTTCGTTTGAATCATCAAAACCGCCACCGTTAGTCGCTCTAACTTTATAAGTGCCAACATTAGATGCAGAAATTGCAAAATTGTAAGTTGAAGATGTGGCTCCAGAAATAATATTGTTATTTTTATACCATTGATAAGTTATATTGGTTCCTTGACTAATAGAACTAGAAAACTGCACGGTATTTCCTTCGTTAAATTGAGTTTGATTTCCAAAAGAAGATATTGTAACAATCGGAGGAATAATTGAAACAGAAACTGTGTTTGTGTTAACTCCAACTGCATCGTAATCGCTTGTCACTTTACAATAATAATTTCCAGTATTTGTGGAGTTAACTGGATTTAAAACATCTTGATCTTGCGTCGTAAGCAAATTTCCGGGTCTTGGTGCATTTCTTTGTACTCCATTTCTATACCAACTAAAATATAAAACTTGACTACCACCAGCTGTTGTTTGCAGAGCGTATGGCCCAACTCCATCATTAACATATAGAGCAGATGGATGAGATACTATGTAAGGCTTTATTCTTGTATTTACAGAATTACTATCAACAGAAGAGCCGCTATAACTTACCCTGCAAAAATAGGCATCTGTATCATTCGCTGTAGTTAAAGCCGCAGTTGTATAAGTTGTTGATGTTGCCCCAGATATCAATATAGTATTTTTGTACCATTGATAAGTTGGAGTTCCAGCAGCCGTAGCGGCGATAGAAAATGTTGCCG